CTTCTTCTGGATCTTATGTAATCCTAACAGACGCTGGTAAAACTGGCGAATATAGAATGGATGAGATCGAAGATATGTCATCAGCTATAAAAAGAGCTGAAGATGAGAATGAGTTAGCAGCTAACGAAAATCCTGAGTCTAACCCAGAGCAAACAGATGATAATAACGGGGAAGAAGAAGTGAAAGAAGCTCAACAGCCAACTTTCGCTGCTGCTCCTGACAAGGAAAAAGCTACTAAAGAGGATACTACTATCGAGAAGAAGGCTAAATCTTTAATGTCACAAGCTCCTAAAAGCATAGCTGCTCAGGCTGAAAGATCTAAAAACGACGTTAAGAACGAGAAAGCAGCTCAATTGGCTACTGCACCTGATGGAAAGAATCCAGATGTAGATTTTGAAGCAAATAAAGAAATTGGATACAACTTAAGAGAATCTAATGAATTGTCTAAGGAGAATCCAAATTTAGCAGATGCTCCAGCAAGCAAAACACAAGAAACTGCTGCTAAAAAAGATATCGAGGATTTAACTAATCACAATCTGGCTGATGCTCCAGGCGACGCACACAGCAAGAAGATGGAAGTAGCTGACGGAATGGGATATAACTTAGCAGAGGCTTCAGCAGTTGCTACAGACGCATCTCAAATGGCAGTTGCACCTTCTGCAGCTTCGCAAGACAAATCAGGAGCTAATGATATTGAAGATCTTAAAGATCAAAATTTAGCTGAAGCACCTGGTACAGAAGGTGATATAGACATCAAAGTAAATGCTGAGATGGGATACAATCTGGACGAAAAGGCTGAAATTGCAAAAACTGATCAGCAATTAGCTGAAGCACCAGAGGCAGCTTCACAAGATAAATCAGGAGCTAAAGACATTGAAGATCTTGAGGGTCACAATTTAGCTACAGCACCTGGTACAGAAGGAGACGTAGACATCAAGGTAAATGCTGAGATGGGATACAATCTGGACGAAAACGACGACGTAAAAAAAAACTAAGTAGGAACTTTGCAGTTGCACCTTCGGGTCCGGATCAGAACAAGCCAGGTGAGGCTTTCGTAGATCCAACGATCGGAAAATTTGCAAAAGCGCCAGACGGAAAACCTATTTTATCCTCAACGGGAAAAGAGGATATAAAGGCTTGAAACTTAGAAAATATTATAGACTATAATGAATTGTCCGGTTTTTTAATAAAGCCGGACAATTCTGTTTAAAAAAGGAAAGCAATGGCTAAAATATACGTAAAGAATGCCGATCTACTTCGCGCAATAAAAGAATCAAAATCCAATGGACAGCTTACCAGAGAAACTGTCGGTATGTTCATGCTCATGACGGATGGTATCTCTAGAAAAATGGCCTACAAGGATCAGGACGACAAGGACGATTGCATAGCATTTGCTTTAGAAGATCTTTGTAAATACTGGGACAGATTTGATCCTAATAAATCAGACAATCCATTTGCATACTTCACACAGATAGCAAAGAACGGATTTGCAAAAGGTTGGAAGAAAATACATCCACCAAATTCACCAAAAACAATTCCTTTTAGTTACATTACAGGCGACGACAATACATACAATGTGTGATGTCAATCAAGAAAGTAAAACCTAGCGGTGGATTCATCTCTGGTCAATTTTCACCAAAGAATCCTAATAAATACATCGGCGACGTAAATAATATTATTTGCAGGAGCTCATGGGAAACTAGATTCTGCAATTTCTGTGATACGAATGATAAGATAATAAAATGGAGTTCCGAACCAATTGGTATTCCATATTATTCTAAACTGGATCAAAAGATCCATACATATTATGTCGATTTTTATATTAAAGTTGAAAAACATGATGGACAGGTGGATGAAATGATTCTTGAGGTAAAACCGCAAAAACAAACGATAAAACCCGTCCTTGAATCAACCCGCACTACTGCAAAATCGCTAAAAGCTCATAACGATAGAATGAGAACCTGGATAGTTAATATGTGTAAATTCCAGGCAGCTAAAGATTGGGCTGAAAAAAGGGGATTCCAATTTAAGGTAGTTGATGAAAAATTCCTTTTTCAGAATAGATGAGTTCATTTGACGATTCAGCACAGAAATACCGGAATAGTTTTAAAACACTGCAGGAGTGTTTTTCTGCAACCAATAACTCATTTAACCTGAGCTATTTTGAATCCGGTGCTGATTCTTTTTGGCCCAATTTAAAAATAGGATCAATCTATTCATTTGAGTACAAGCCTAAATTTGATCCTAAATTCGATGGAGATTTTATAGACAGAAGGCCTTTATTGATACTTTTACCAATACCATCAAATTCCCCACGTAATACAATCTTTGGTATAGATCTAAATCTTGTACCCTTTTCGGAGAGAGCAAATATACTTAGCACATATTCTAAAGTCTTGGGATATGATATGAAGGACGACAAAGCAAATACTGAATCTATCGAATCAACTTCATCTAAACTCTCTTATAATTCTGCAAAAAGAATATTCGACGGAAGCGGATTTGAATCGGCCTATTATGGTTTTAAAGTCCAATACATACCAGGATTTAAATTTATTAGCCCTGATGATTGGATTAAGATACCATATTTAAACCTCTCCAGGATTGAAGGGTCCACTTTAAATTTGATATATAGTAACTATGGACGAAAGAAATAAATCATTTACGTCTACAATTTAAGTTAAAACTATAATGGCAGGTTTCGTTGATGATTCAAAACAAGCACCGATCATACAAAGGATTAGGGATAGCGTAAAAAGCTTATCCTCTTTTGGTATGAGGTATAACGATCTGGTGATTAAAAATTCCCAGGCGATCGGAGCAACAGAAGCGATATTCTTGAAAAAGAATCCAATCGAAGACGAGACAACTCTTTACGCTCTGGCAAAACAAGATACACAGACAAAACAATACATCTCGTATTTTGATAAGGATTATAGGGGTAAAAGAGAATTTCTCAGAAAATTTGCTTTAAATTCAGAGATAGATTATCTATTGGATCTTGTTGCTGATGAAGCAATTACCTACGATTCTAAACACTTCTTTGCATATCCATCTTTCCTTAATTTTACTGATTCTAAAAAGCAATTGTTGGATGACATCAATACCACATACAATAAGCTGTATGATGTATGGGGTTTCAATGACGATATAAGTGCTTGGCAATTATTTAGGCAGTTTCTGGTTGAAGGATTTCTAGCATTTGAGATGATCTATGACGATAAGGGAAAGGAAATAATAGGTTTTAAGGAATTAGATCCGACAACACTGCAGCCTAGCGTAGAAAAGCAATTGGATGGGACCTTTTTAAACATTTGGGTTCAGTATCCGGATGATGATAAGAAAAGAAGGGTACTTTACGATTCGCAGATCATCTATATTTCTTATGCTAAAGGAAACTCGGTTTCTAGAATAAGCTACGTTGAGAGATTAATTAGACCCTATAACGTATTAAGAATAATGGAATATACCAGAATTATCTGGTCTGTTATGAATGCATCTTTCAGATTAAAGATGACCGTACCAATTGGTTCTAAATCTCCGCAAAAAGCAATGCAGACATTAGGAGAACTAATGTCTATCTATAAGGAGGATATCAGATTTGATAATGACTCAGGCGAGCTATTTGTTGATGGAAGACCTAAAATACAGTTTTACAAGAACTATATGATGCCTTCTGGTACAAACGGGACACCAACCATTGAACCAGTAAACATTTCGGGACCTAATCTAAGTGACACAACACCATTACAATATTTCTGGGAAAAATTCATAGAAGAATCCAAAGTTCCAGTTTCGAGATTTAGCGGTCCAGATTTTACACCGCAAGGAGCCTATGTAAACGGAGCGGAAGGACTAGATAAGGACGAGATCAGATTTGGTAAGTTCATTAATCGATTAAGATCTAATTTCCAGGATATGATGGTTAAGCCCCTCTGGATTCAACTGTGCGAAAAATACCCGGCTTTAAAGAAAGACTTTGCTTTTAAAAGTCAGCTCGGTATAAGCTACGTAACGGAGAATCCATTTAGACTGAACCAGGAGATAGAAGTAATAACTAAGAAAAAAGATGGGGTTGTTGCAATGGCTAGTCTATTAGATGATTTTGAAAGACCCTACTTCTCTCTTGATTTCCTAGTGAAGAATATGCTTGGTCTATCTGAGGATGATCTAAAAGAAAATAGAAGTACCAAGGAAAAAATAGCTAAGGAAAAAGCTAAGTTAGAAAAAGAGGGAGCAGAAACAACAGCTGCACAAGCAGCAGCCGCTCCAGCTGCAGAACCAGCAACACCAACTGAAACAGCACCAGAATAATGGCAGGATTTGTAGATCAAAACACAGGAAGAGGTGGCGTATTCAATAGAATATACCAAACATTGACACGGGTTGGAAAACTCGGGATGGCATATGATGACATGGTCATTAACAACTCTCAAGCTATCGGAAGAGTAGAATCACAATTCTATAATCAGGAAGATACCGGATTTACCGACAATGAAGCATTCAGATGGACGGTTGGATATCAGGATATCAAGACAAGAAAGTATATTGCTTATTTCGATAAGGATTATGGAAGTAAGGTAGATTTTCTTAGAAAATTCTCACTTAACGGAGAGATAGAATTTATACTCGATACTATATGCGATGAAGCTATAGTTTCTGATGATAGAAATTTCATTGCATATCCAACGTTACAAGGTGTAGCCATGAAGGAAAAGGTGCTTAATTCGATTAGCGACAATTTCAAAAAAATATACATGCTTCTAGGGTTTCAGAATGGTATCACAGCATGGCAATATTTTAGACAATTTATGGTTGAAGGATTCCTTGCTTTTGAGATTGTTTATGACGATAAAGCTAAAAATATAGTTGGATTTAAAGAGCTAGATCCGACCTCATTAGAGCCACAAACCCAAAAGAATGCTGATGGGTCATTCCAGCAACACTGGGTTCAGTATCCTAATGATAACAATATGAGAAGAGTACTTACCAACGAGCAGGTTATCTACATATCCTATGCTAAAGGTAATACAATCTCCAGAGTTTCCTATGTTGAAAAATTAATACGCTCATATAATATTTTGCGTATAATGGAGAATACCAGAATTATCTGGAACGTAATGAATGCATCATACCGTTTGAAGTTCATTATCCCGGTTGGTAACCAATCCCCGCAAAAGGCTTTAAATACGCTTGGTCAATTAATGTCCAATTATAAAGAGGAAATCGAGATAGATGATAACTCAGGGGAAATGACAATCAATGGAAGACCTAAGATTCAGTTCTATAAGAATTATCTTTTCCCTGATAAGAATGGACAAACCCCAC